GCTCTCGGGGTGCATGAAGAGCTCAGAGACGAACATGGTGAGAGATACATTGGGTCTGAAGAGTATTACGCAGAGTTGGACAAGACTATGCGGAAACACTTCCCCGATCAGTTTAATGATGGGGATGAGAAGGCAGAGCCTAAAGCAGACAAGCCAAAAGCAAAGCCCGCCACGGTCGTAGCTTCAGCAGCTCGGTCGACAGCGCCGAAAAGAGTGAGGCTCACGCAGTCGCAAGTTTCGATTGCTAAGAAATTGGGTCTTACCCCTGAACAATACGTCCGTGAACTTTTGAAATTGGAGGCCTGACATGGCTGTAAATAGAATTGACCGCGAAGCAGATAATAGAGTAGTAGCTGAACGTCCCAAGCAGTGGGCACCCGCTGAACTTCTCCCCGAGCCGATTAAACAGCCGGGCTATGCCTACCGGTGGGTTGCTACCTCGATCCTCAACGTCCCTAACCCGCGTAATTTGTCAGGCAAGTTGCGTGAAGGATGGGAGCCAGTACGGATTGAAGAGCAGCCGCAATTTACACTGTTAATCGATCCTGATAGTCGTTTTAAGGACAATATCGAGATCGGTGGGTTGTTACTTTGCAAATGCCCTCTGGAGCTTGTTGGTCAGCGTAACGATTACGTTAAGCAGCAGACCGAGAACCAGATTAAGGCGGTGGATAACAACTTAATGCGCCAGAGTGATTCTCGTATGCCTATCTTCAAAGAAGGTCGGTCCGATGTTTCCTTTGGCAAAGGTAACTAATCTTCTCTTAGGAGTTTTCCATGGCTTATCCTATCGTTTCAGCCCCCTACGGGCTCAAACCGGTTAATGAGGTCGGTGGTCTTCCGTATGCGGGTTCTACCCGTATGATCCCGATCGCTTCTGGATATAACACCAATCTGTTCTACGGTGATACCGTGCAGCTGTCTGGTGGTACTCTGGTAGCCGGCGCGTATAACTGCACCTCTAGCCCCACTAGCCCGATCGCAGGTACCATCGGTATCTTTCAGGGTGTGGAATACACCAATCCGGGTACCAACCAGCGCATCCGCGCACAGTACTGGCCTGCCGGTACCGTAGCTCAGGACGCAGTTGCGTACGTTATTGACGACCCGCGTACCGTATTTAAGGTCGCCGTAGGCGTTCAGGGAACCTCTTTGGCTAACTCTGGCACCACCATCGGCTACCTGAACGAAACCTTCGTCGGTACCAACGTATACCCGCTTACGGGTAACACGGGTTCTACCACTACTGGCGACTCTGCACTTCTCGTTACGGGCGGCGCAGTAGCTTCTGGTACTTCTGGTAACGTTCGTCTGGCTGGCGCAGCGGCTCCGTTCCGCGTACTTCAGCTGGTTCCCGATACCGCGGTATCAGTCGCAGCGGTAGCTTCTACTTCTGGTTCTAGCACCACTGTTACCCTGACTGCAGCTAACTCTGCAATTCAGCCCGGTATGCAGCTGATTGCACCGACCGGTACCGGCTCTCTGGCGGGTAACTTCATCAGTGTTGTCACCGTAAGTGGAACCACGGTCACCGTGAGCTCTGCTGTTACGCTGGCTTCTGGTACTGCGGTTACCTTTATTGGTTACCCCGAAGTTGTGGTTACTTGGAACAACACGTTCCACAGCTACACCAACTCTGCTGGCGTATAATAGGAGGACTACTTAAATGGCTATTTCACGCGCCCAACTTCTTAAGGAGCTCCTCCCCGGTCTGAACGCTCTGTTCGGTCTGGAGTACGCTCGATACGGTGAAGAACATAAAGAGATCTACGAAACCGAGACCTCTGAGCGTTCATTCGAAGAAGAAACCAAGCTGTCTGGCTTCTCAGCTGCTCCTGTCAAAAACGAAGGTCAGGCGATCTCGTACGACAATGCACAGGAAGCATGGACCGCTCGTTACAACCACGAAACCATCGCCCTCGGCTTCTCCCTCACGGAAGAAGCAATCGAAGATAACCTGTACGACTCTCTGTCTGCTCGTTATACGAAGGCTCTGGCTCGTGCCATGGCTTACACCAAGCAGGTTAAGGCCGCAGCTGTTCTGAACAATGGCTTCAATGCCACCTACGTTGGTGGCGATGGTGTGTCTCTGTTCAACTCAGCTCACCCGCTTGTCAACGGTGCTACCAACAGCAACACGCCTTCTACCCCGGCGGATCTTAACGAAACTTCTCTTGAAGCGGCTGTTATTCAGATCTCTCTGTGGACTGACGAACGTGGCCTGCTGATTGCAGCTCGTCCGAAGAAGCTCGTCGTTCCGCCGCAGCTTCAGTTCGTTGCTACCCGCCTGCTCGAAACCGAGCTCCGCGTTGGTACCAACAACAACGACATCAATGCGATCAAGAACAACGGTTCGATCCCGGAAGGTTATACGATTAACCACTTCCTGACCGACGTAAACGCTTGGTTCCTGACCACTGATGTACCGAACGGTCTGAAGCACTTCGAACGTATCGCTCTCCAGAACTCTATGGACGGTGACTTTGATACCGGCAACGTACGGTACAAGAGCCGCGAACGATACAGCTTCGGCTGGTCGGACCCCCTCGGGGTATTCGGCTCTCCGGGAGCTTACTAAAACCTAGAGAAATCAAGGGTTTAGGAGAAAGGGAGCTTCGGCTCCCTTTTCTTTTGCCAAAAAAATTGTGACACAATCACAAAACATGTACAGTAACGCTCTGTTTGTTTATACCGGAGATAGCTGTGAAAAACGTCATATACAAAATACGCAACTTAACCAATGGCAAGTTTTACGTAGGCAGCACTGTAGATGCTCGTGTCAGATTCCAGACACACCGCCGCAAACTGCGAGCGGGAAAACACCAAAGCCCCCACATGCAAGCGGCATGGAATAAGTATGGGGAAGATTGTTTTAAGTTCGAAGTAGTTGAAGTGGTACCTGAAAGTGGGGATCTCCTAGCCGCAGAGCAAAAATGGTTAGACGCCCACGCAGGGAAACCGTATTGCTATAACTGGGCTACAGACGCAAGTGCCCCAATGCGGGGTAAAAAGCATACGGCTGATGCAAAATCTAAGATGACTGGAGTGCAACCAAAAGGCACCAACCATTACCGCTACGGCAAAACCGTTAGCGAAGAGACCCGCAAAAAGATTGGAGACACCCAACGCGGGGTACCTAAAGGACCACGCACTTTTACCGCAGATGGGTTGCGTAGGGCTCAAGAAAACATGCGGCGTAACGCAAAAGAACAGATTCCAGTAGAGTTTCAAACCGTACTAGCCAAATTCCCCGAGGAAGTACGTAATCGGTATGATTTCTCAAAGGCGGTGTACACGGGCGCTCTGGTGCGTATAGAAGGTTGTGTATGTCCCGAACACGGTACGTTCTCACAATACTCAGCTCAGTTCCGTAAAGGCCGGGGCTGTCCAGAATGTGGAGCAGCCCAACGAGCTGAAAGCAAAAGGAAGCAAATGCTCGAAGCTTGGAACGACCCTGCAGAACGTGAGAAGATGATGCAAGCTAGAATTAAATCGGAGTCTTAAATGGCTAACCCTCTATCAGCACTACAAGCATATTTCCAGAGTAACCCCCAAACTAACGCAGGTATTGCATCGCTCCCAACGACGCCCCCTGCCTCTCAACCTCCACCTACTGACGAAGGCCCAGATCTTCCTCCGATATGGCAGCAATTCGACGTAAATACGTTGCCTAAGAACTATGTCGAAGACCCAGAAAGCTTACGCTTTCCTATGTATGCAGCAGGAAAAGTACCCAAGGATACGGATCCAAAAACAGGGCTAGAAACCCTTCCGCTTAGGGACAAGACCAAGATGATGCGTGGGGATAACGGCGAAAATCTTGGCAACCCATACTTATCTGGGGATCAGGTATACGCCATCGCTAGGGGTATGGGGGCAACTAAACAGCAAGGCGTAGTGCAGCTACCGCCGGAACAATTAGCAGGAATGATCTTACAGGAAGGACGCCCAGACCTAGGCAATAACATCGGGGGTAAACGGGCCAAAAAGCCGGAATACTATGACCCTGACAGTAAATCGCAAGCTGAAATGTTCGATACACTAAAAGCTAGCGGGCTGCATAGCCATACAGCCTCATGGCTTACGAAAGCCACGGCTAAACAGCAGATAGCAGACAGACTTAAAATGCCGTTCGCTGTTGCATGGAATGGTTCTGGGACTAATGCCTATGGGCAGAGTGGGGCGGAATACGCTCAGAAACTCCAAAGAAATATAGCAGCAGCGCAACACCCCAAGAATGCCCAGCTACTTAACCTTGTTAAGCAAGGCTATCAAGATGGCTTAAACAACCCTGTAAACATCAAAAAAGCGGAACTTGATAGGGACCAATAATCATCATTGACACCCCTACGTAAATACCATATAAGGAACCAAGTTCTGGGGATTTTTCCTGTGCCACCACTGACCCAGCAGACGATGCAACGATCGGTACAGGGCTCTTGCATGAGGACCATATAATGGGACGTACTACTTTTTCAGGACCTATCCTTGCGGGTAGCCTTAAATTTGATCCGCAGCGTGATGTTGGATACACGCTTCTAAGTCAGGCTATTACGCTTGATTTTTCTAGCACCACAAACGGTGGCACTAACTACGGTGGTGCTTCTGGGCAGTTCGTTACTTCTGTAAGCAACTCTGCCAACGCTTCCAACACCAACGCTACCATCTACTCTCCGCAAAATGGGACTTTCGTAGCGTCTCCGACCGCTTCTGTACCGACGGCAGATACTAGCGGAACTAACTATCGCGGAGCCGTTTTCTACCTCCCGTACAATTCCTATCTTCAGGAAGTCATCATTGACAACATTGTGCAGCCGACTGATGGTACTCACGCGGTAACCGGTATTCAGCCGTACGTGTCAAACAACTTTGCTACTTCTACTGGGGTTTACGCTACGGTAGGGTCAATTACTGGGGCTACGGTAGGGCGTACGTCAGCTACTTTCTCAGCAACTCAGTACGGTAACGCTCTGGCGACTCTTGCAGATGTTCAAAATGCTGGGTACCCGAATAGCGTTGAACCTCCGTTTTTGTCTCAGGTCGTAGTATCCCTTGCGCTTACTGTTGCTTCTCTCACTTCAGTTAATGCTGGTAAGCTCAATATCATTGTGCGGTACACGCAGGTTGACTCCAACGTGGGGAACGTAACGACCTATCCCTACGGTAACTTTGACTAACTAATCCCGAGGGGGCTCCGGCCCCCTTTTTCGGACTAACTTAGGAGATTAGTTATGACGATCGTAGTTCCGCAAAATTTAGGGCAACCTATGTCTATCACGCGGGTAGGAAGGCACGAGCCTTTCGAGCTGCAGGTAGGTAGGGGGCAGATCGGCTACCACACTCCAGTGGAGCTTTTTGGGTATAGCACA